CTCATTTCCCGCAGAAAACCAAAAATTCAGATTTTTTGATTTTAAAAATTGGCAAAAAATTGGTTTTGCCGGAATTTAATTCTATATGACCGAAGAAAACCGCATTGAACGCGAAAAAGAAATCTATGCAGAGGTCGGCGAAGACACCACCCTGCGGCCGCTGGTGCATCACGTCGTTTATTTGGAGTCGGAGCTGGAAGCCCTGGAGCTTATGCCGAAGCTGCGGATCCATCCGAAGGACCCGACGAAGCAGAAGGCCACACCGGCCGCAAAGCTCTACAAAGAGTACATGCAGCAGTACCTGAATGCGATTAAGATCCTGATGCGTCGCGCAGGGACAGACGAAGCCGACGAAGACAGCCCGCTCCGGGCATGGTTTAAAGCACATGCTGATCACTGATAGAACAATCTGGACGCCGGACAACTCCGACTTGCTTAGATACCGGGAAATGGCCAAATGCGGCGACGTCGTTATTGGACAGGACCTGCAGATAGAGCTGGACAATCTGGCTGAAGACATAGGGACCAGACGCTTCGGGTACGACGTGACCGACGCAGTCCTGCGCATGGACTTCATGGAGCATTGCATCAGGCTGACAAAATCGCCGTATTACAACAAGCCCATGGTATTGATGCAATGGCAGAGGGCGCTGATCGAAGCCATTTACAGCTTTAAAATGCCGGACAGCGGCCTGCGGCGATTCTGGTCCGCCCTGCTGCTGATCGCGCGAAAGAATACAAAGTCAGAGACATGCGCCGCGCTGGGATGTACAGAGTTCTTCCTGGGACCGGCCGGCGCGGACATCGTCCCGGCATCCAATGACGACGCACAGGCGTCCATAGTCTACGACGCGATCGACACTATGCGGAAGCTGATCGACCCGCGCGATCGGGATAGCCGCAGGAACCAGCGCTTTATACGCAACCTGTCCAACGACACGAAAATTTTCAAACTGTCCGATCGTACCAGGAACAAAGAAGGCCGTAACATTGACGTCGCATTCGTGGATGAATCACACGAGATGAAGGACAACATTATCGCGAAGTCGATCGAGCAGAGCCAGTCGCTGAAGCAGGAGCCGCTTTTTATCAACCTGACCACAGAAGGCTTCGTTTTTGACGGATACCTGGACGAAGAGCTGAAGAAGGCCCGAAAAGTGATCTATCAGGAAGACCCGGACAATCCGGCACTGATCCACATGCTCCCATGGCTGTACACCCAGGACAGCGAAAGCGAGATCTGGAACGGGAACAGAGAAAATAGGCTGTGGATGAAGTCGAACCCGACGCTTGGGACGATCAAGAAATGGGAATACCTTGAAGCGCAGGTTGCGGCCGCCAGAGAATCGAAATCTGACCGCATTTTCGTCCTGTCGAAGGACTTTAACATCAAACAGACCGCGGTACAGTCATGGCTGAACGAAGAAGATTATGACTATGACTGTGAATTTGACATAAGCCAGTTCGACGGAGCCTATTGTCTGGGCGCTGTCGACCTTGCAGAAACGACTGACCTGGTATGTGCGCGCGCTTTGATGATGCGCCCGGCCGACGGCCGCAAGTTCATCATTGCGCACTACTTCATCCCGGAGAGCAAACTGAAAGACAGTGATGACGCGGCAGAGGGCGCAAAATATTCCGAATGGGCCGCCGCGGGGATCCTGACCATCACCGAAGGCAATGACATAGACCTGTCGATCGTCGCAGACTGGTACCTGCATTTATACAAAGATTACGGGATTAAGCTGTGGAAATGCGGCTATGACCAGAAGTTCGCAAAGGACTGGATCAACCGCATGGAAGCGCTGGGATGGACGAAGGCCGGAAGCGATCCGGATCTGATCATGATCCTGCAGAACGCTGAAACACTTTCAAATGCCATCAAACTGGCTGAAGCGGACTTTAAAAGCCGCCTGATATGGTACGACTGCACAGCCTATAAAGGCCGTGAAATGGAACAGTGGAACCTGCGGAACGCGTGCCTGAAGGCAGACGACAAAGGCAAGTGTCTGATCGTGAAGCAGAAGGCCGCGAAGAAGATAGACGGAGCTGTTTGCCTGGTGATCATCTACGAGATGTACAGGCGATACAGGACAGAATTCAGGGAAATCACGAAGAACGCTTTCACGGATCCGGAAAGCGAAGGGTAAGAAATGGGAATTTTTGAGAAGATTTTTCGCAGGCTGCCGACGCGGTGGCGCTATGCGCCGACATTAAGCGGATACTCTCCGACATATCCGCAATTCGGCAGCAACATATACATGTCTGACGCGGTCCAGCAGGCCCTGAAGTGCATCGTCGACGAAGTGAAGAAGCTGAACCCGACGCATATCAGGATGGTCGACAGTGAGCCGGTGCCGGTACCGTCGTCGACAATATCCGCAGTCCTGGCTGATCCGAATCCGCTTATGACTACAGCGGAATTCCTTGAAAAAACGACATGGCTGCTGTTGCTGAACTATAACGCCTTTATCATCCCGACATATTACACCTGGACGGACGAAAACACCGGCCAGGAACGCCGCTATTATGAAGCGCTTTATCCAATCAAGCCGTCACAGGTCAATTTCATCGAAGACGCTGCAGGCCGCTTGTTCGTCCAATTCTTTTTTGCCAACGGAGGACAGACCACACTGGCCTATGATGATGTGATCCACATCAAATACAACTATAGCGTCGGCCAGTACATGGGCGGCAATGAAGTCGGCCAGCCGGACAACGCGGCACTGCTGAAGACCCTGCAGCTGAATGAGACATTGCTGCAGGGGGTGGCCAGGGCAATGAATGCATCCTATGCAGTCAACGGAATCGTCAAATACAACACGATCATGGACGACGGCAAGACGGAGAAAGCCCTGAAGGAAATGGAGCGCAAGCTGCAGAATTCAGAATCTGGATTTCTTCCGCTGGACCTTAAACAGGAATTCACGCCGCTGGAACGACGGACGGAGCTGGTAGACGCGGACACGCTGAAATTCATCGACGAGAAGATCCTGCGGAACTGGGGCGTGCCGCTTCCGATCCTGACCGGCGACTATACGCAGGCGCAGTATAACGCCTTCTACCAGAAGACCCTGGAGCCGATCATCATCTCCATGTCGCAGGCCATCACCAAAAAGCTGTTTACAAGGCGCGAAAAGGCTTTCGGTAACATGGTCAAATTGTACCCGAAAGACCTGATCTTCATGTCTGTAGAGCAGACGCTGGAGATGATTGAAAAGCTGGCACCTACGGGCGCGCTTTTCGAAAACGAGAAGCGCACAGCCCTGGGCATGCGGCCACTTCCGGAACTGGCCGGCAAGCGCTACATGTCGCTTAACTGGATCGACGCGAATCTGGCCAGTGAATACCAGGCCAACAAGATCAGCAGCGCCAGCGTGGAAATCGTAGACGAAACAAAAGAGGACATATAAATGGACACACCGCAGAGCCGGAACGAAGCCATATTACAGAACATTCTGGGAGCCGACAATGTTCTGCCGTTTCCGCAGAGCCGAATAGAGGAAATCCTGCAGGCAATCCTGTATGACGAATCTGTGACCATGGAAGCACAGAGCCGTAACGAGTCGATCCTGCTGGCGATCCTGAACGGCGACGAATATACGGACCCGCCGCAAAGCACGACCGAAGAGATATTACTGGCAAAGCTGTACGGCACGACTTACACCAAACAGCCGCAGAGCAGGATAGAAAGCCTGCTGATCGAATGGCTGCAGGTACCCGTCGGCCCGGCATTGCTTCAGACGGCAGAGGGCGACACTTTAGAAGATAACGCCGGCAATATGCTGATATCTGGAAAGAGGGCGAGAAATGGGAATTGAAGCGAAGAATTACGAACGCAGATCATACGATTTTGAGATCAGGGCGCAGGAAAACGAGGAAGACGGCATAGTCATCCTTTCCGGTCGTCCGATCGTATACAACAGCCGCACAGACCTGGGAATTTTTGACGAGATCATAGAGCAGGGGGCGCTGGACAACACAGACCTGACAGACGTCCGCTTTCTGATCAATCACGACACAAGCCGGATCCCGTCGGCCAGATCCAGAAGGAACAACGGAAACAGCACAATGCAGTTTACCGTCGACCAGGAAGGCATGAAAATCGACTGGGTAAAGCTGGACGTGAAGAACAACGAACAGAGCCGTGCACTGGCCAGTGCCGTGAAACGCGGCGACATTACCGGCATGTCATTTATGTTTATCCTGGACGAAGACGGCTATGAATGGCAGAACCTGGAAACAGACCACCCGACCCGCGTGATCAAACGGATCAGTTCGGTGATCGAGGTCAGCGCCGTCACATTCCCGGCCTACGAGGCCACATCGATCGAAGTAAATCAACGCAATAAGCAGGCACTGGAGAGTGCCCGCGCGTCGCTGGAGAGCGCACGCATGCGTGGAGATAAGCCGCTGGACAGCGAGCTGGAACTGTTGAAAGCGAAGACAATGATCCTGTGCGGAATGTAAGCCGCACAGCAACACAGAAAGGAACCACAACATGCACAGAAAGAACATTCTGCAGAAAAGAAGACAGAGATTTGTAGACAAAAGAACCGGTCTGCAGCAGAGGGCGCTTGCATCCAAAGACGCGGCAGAAGTCCGCGGACTCAATGACCAGATCGCAGACCTGAATGCAGAGATCCAGGAAATCGACGAAGAGATCGCAGCGATCGACGGCGAGGAACAGCAGAGATCTGCCGAACCCGTACAGGCAGGCACCCAGATCCCGCAGGCCGCACAGGTCCGCGGCGGCACGACCGTCGGATCATTCCAGGCACCGCAGGCCGCACAGCCGGAAGTTCCCACACTGGCAAGCCCTGAATACAGATCTGCATTCAGGGCATATGTGACCGAAGGGACACCCATCCCCGCGCAGTTCCGCAACGGCGAGGCCATCACCACCCAGGACACAGGCGCAGCTATTCCGTGGACCATCATGAACGAGGTGATCAACACCGTCAGAAAGCGCTACGGCAACCTTTACAACAAGGTCCGCAAGACTTCCGTCCGCGGCGGCGTAGAGTATCCCGTCGGCGCCCTGCAGGCATCATTCAAGTGGATCAACGAGTCCACCGTATCGCCCCGCCAGAAGATCGGCACACTGGGCAAGGTAGTATTTCAGTACCATGTCGGCGAGATCAAAGTGTCGCAGACATTCCTGTCCCAGCTGCTGACCATGGAAGCGTTCGAAGCAGAAATTGCAAAATGTATTGCGATCGCATACCTGCAGGCCATGGACACGGGAATCATCTCCGGATCCGGTGACGGCTCCATGCTGGGAATTGTCAACGATCCCAAAGTCACCAACACCATCACCATGACCGCGGCAGACATCAACAACTGGACAAAGTGGAGAAAGAACTTTTTCGCAAAGCTGCCGCTTGGCTACCGCTCAGGAGAATTCGTGTTCCCTGTCGGCACCGTTGACGCATACCTGGAGACCATGGCCGACAGCAACAACAACCCCATCTTCAGGCAGGCGACCGGCCTGGAAGTCAATGACGGCGACGCCATGAACCCGAACGGAAGATTTTTCGGCCGTGAGATCAGCCTGGTCGAGCCGGATATCATCCCCGACTTTGACACAGCACAGACAGGCGACGTGATCGGAATCTACTGGCAGCCGCAGGGCTACGCGATCAACGAGAACTTCGCGTGGACCATGCGCCGCTACTTCGATGAAGAGACGAACGAGTGGGCGAATAAAGCCCTGGTCGTCACCGACGGCAAGATCCTGAACCCTACCGGCTATTACAAGATCATCAAAGGATGATCAGGTAAAGAAAGGGGGCCAGACCTATGAAGACCATAGCTGAAGCACTTAAAGATTTATATGCAGCACTGGGCGGCACTGACGACGTGACGGAGATCAGCCTGACAGTGGACATGATCGATAAGATCACCGAACAGGTCGCAGCGAATGCCGCAGCGAATGCCGCAGCGAATGCCGCAGCAAATGCAGAGGGTTAAGCAATGAATGAATATCTGACAGCCGTAAAAGAAGCCCTGAATATCACAGGCGAAGACCAGGACGCGGCACTTACACAGTGGATCAATGAAGTCGTGGACTTTGTTAAGGACGCCGGAGTGGCTCCCGGAAATATTACGAACGGACTTGTGGCCCGCGGCGTCGCCGACTTGTGGAACTACGGAGCGGGCGACGGACGGCTGTCAGAATATTTCTGTTGGAGAGTGGCACAACTTTCATACAAGTGACACAACTTTTCTAAGTAAGACACAACTCCAAAAAGAGCACGACAACCGTCCAAAAAGGAGAAAACACAATGATCAATGCAAACAGAATCGTTCCCGTAATGGCTACAGACCTGATTACACTTTACGGGACAATCATGAAACTGGCAGGCACCAGCGTGACAGCTGTACAGGCTGACAATCCCGGCGTTTTCGCACTGACTTCCGGATCCGGCAACCTGCTGGCGGCCGAACCCGTCAAGACCCTGGACTTTGGCAGCGGCGTGACTTCGGCAGTCCTGTATTTCGTCCCCGCCTATGATTTCGCCGGCTTTACCGTCGCAGGCGCCGCAGTCACACCGTCCGGCGCGGCCGTAGACGCGGACGGCTGCACACTGTACACGGCAACACTGTCATCCGGCGCCGTGACAATCGCAAAGAAGGGATTCTGATCACATGGCAGGCTATAAGGCCGCGGCACCCTTCCGGACGGCCATGCGCCTGCTGAATCCGCAGCAGGTCAAGATCAAAGGCGTAAATACACAGGTCTATCCGGATCCGGAAGTCAGCCCGAAGATCTTCGGGACCTTCCGGACCTTCGGGGGGACTGAAACCATGATCAATAATGTGCTGACCGTCACGGCCACCGGATACATTGATACATGGTACAGATCAGACATTAAATCTGACAGCCGTATCTACATCGTCCAGACTGGCGAAACATACGAAGTCCTGGGGAAACCCGAAAACATCAACATGCAGAATCAATACATGAAGATCCGCGTCAGACTGATCGGGGGTAAACCGTAATGGGAGCGCACAGGGGACACACAGGCGGCGGGGCCGGCGGCCGCCGTTACAGCCAGGGCGGAACGAAGCGCCGGAAGAATTCCATAAACATAGATTTTTCAGCCTTTGAACGCTATGCGGAAAAGCTGGAAGACCTGGGCGCTGATCTGGTCCCCGCCTTTACGGAAGCCATGGAAACGGCCGGGAAAAAAGTCGCAGAAGACACTAACGCAGCTGTACAGGCGGCAAACCTTCCGGCGACCGGCGAATATTCACACGGGACAACGGCCGAATCCATAATTAACGACCCGCGTGTCACCTGGTCGGGCGATCTGGGAACGCTGCCGTTAGGATTCGACAAGACGAAGCCCGGCGCAGGCGGCTGGCTGATTACCGGCACGCCGTTCATGCGTCCGGATTACGCACTTGAAAAAATATATGGATCGAAAAGCTACGAACGCCAGATAAAAAATCAGATCGAACAGAGCTTGCAGAAAGCCATAGACGAAAGGATGAAATGACCATGGTCGACGCACTGATCGCGGTCCTGACGGAGATAAACAGCAATGTATTCCGGCAGGGGACGCTGAACCCGGACGAAGGATATCCGGATAGCTTTTTTACATTCTGGAATAACGACAGCCCGGATCACGCGCATTATGATAATGCGGACTATGGCACAGCCTGGAATTACTCGATCTATTTTTACAGTACGGACCCGACGGAAGTATACACGGCCATCGAAGCCGTCCGGCAGGCCCTGAAGGCTGACGGCTGGGTCGTCCCGTCGAAAGGCTTCGACGTGGCGTCAGACGTAAGCACACACACCGGCAGGGGGCTGCAGATTTTTAAACTGGAAACCTAACAAACAATAGGAGATAAGCAAATGTCTAAGAAATATTTTGAATACAGAGGCGTATCGAATGCAGTATATGCGATGGTCACAGCGGATTCTTCCGAAGCTATCACATTCGGAGCGGTGAAAGACTTCACCGGCGTCGCAGAGATCGGCCGCACCACAGAGAGCAGCAACGAAGCGCACTATTATGACAACATCCCCGCAATCGTCATTGACTCCGTTGGAGCTGACGAAGTCACCGTCTCCGCTTCCGGCATCCCGCTGGATGTCCTGGCAGAGCTGACCGGCCAGTATTACGACCAGGCGACTGGCATGATGGTCGAGCAGGAAGGCAAAGCGCCTTATGTCGCGTTCGGTTATAAAACCGAAAAGACCGACGGAACGACCGTCTATGTATGGCGTCTCAAGGGTAAATTTTCTATCCCGGCGACAACATCTTCGACAAAGAACGAAGGCACCGACGCCAACGGCCAGGAGATCGTTTTCACCGGAATCAACACCACATATAAATTCACCAAGACAGGCAAGGGCGCGAAGGCTGTCAACGTTGACACCGATGTAAACGCGGGCATGACAGATGCAACATGGTTCGCCGAAGTCCAGACACCCGACACGTCCAGTAAGGAGACCGGCGGCTGATCACTCACCGACAGCAGCGTGGATTAAGCAACCATTAAGATCGTAAGGGGCCACACAGTCCCTTACGATTTTTCAAAGAAAGGGATAAAGGGAAAATGAGACTTTTTATAAATGTTTATGAAAAAGACGAATCTGGCAAAAAGGTGATCAAAAAGCAGTGCGACGCTGAAACGATTGACCTGGAATTCGGGACCATCGCGAAGCTGATGGAGCTGGTCAATATCGAGAACATTGACAGCCTTCCGGATCTTCTCAAAGCGATATATGGAGCCTGGGAAGAGATCAAGGCAGTCCTGGGCGAAGCATTCCCGGATATGCAGCCGGAAGACTGGGAACATGTACGCGTCAAAGAACTGTATCCCACAATCCGGGATATCCTGAAATTCTCCATCATGGAGATCGCAGGCATTCCCAGCGAAGGAAAAAATTAAACAGCGGGGAAGAAGACACCCCGCTATATAAATTACTGTTTTCCGTGGAATACCAGCTTTGTAAAGAATTCCCTGCATTGTCGCCGTTCGAAGTCGAAAAGCGGACATTCCACGAGATTATAGACCTGTACGCCAGGCTGCGCGACATGCAGATCCGGCAGAACAGGCAGACAGAAAAGCAGATCAGGCACACAGGCAAAGCCGGCGGGGACGTGGTGATCCGCAGACCCGCAGGTGACAACTGGTTTTAAGGACTAAGAAATGGCAGATACACAGAGCACCACACAATTTCGGGCGGATATATCACAGCTCCGAAAAGAAATGGCCGCGGCCGGCAGGGCCGTAAGACTGGCCAGCGCAGAATTCAAGGCAGCGACCGCAGGAATGGACGACTGGGGTGCATCTGCGGACGGCCTGCAGGCGAAGCTGGAAAGCCTGGACAAGATTCTGGAAGCACAGAAGAAACAGCTTGCACTGCGGGAACAGGAACTTGAAAGGACCATAGCGGCAGAGGGCGAGAACAGCGCCGCGGCGGATCGTGTACGGACGGCACTGTATAACCAGCAGGCACAGATTGCCAGGACCGAAAAAGAAATTAGGCAATACACCGATCAGCTGAACGCCGCGAACACTGCAAACGACGAAGCGGCAGAGGGCACAGAAAAATACAAGTCCGCCACCGAACAGCTGACAGACACCATTGAAGACCAGGAACGACAGCTTGAAAAGCTGAAGGAAGCATACAAGAACGCGAAGCTGGAAGGGAACGAGGAAGACGCGCAGCAATACGCGAAAGCTATCGAAGACCTTTCTGGAGAGCTGCAGGAAAACAAGCGCAAGCTTTCCGAAGCGGACAAAGCGGCCGACAGCCTGGACAAGACCATGGTCGACGTCGAAGATTCGACCGAGAAGGCATCGGACGGCTTCACCGTCATGAAGGGCGTCCTTGCCAATCTGGTCGCCGAAGGCATCAAAAAAGCCATTTCAGGGCTGAAGGACCTGGCAAAGGAAGCCGTAGAAGCCTATAAGGAATTCGACGAAGGCCGGGACAACGTCGTAGAAGCTACCGGCGCGACCGGCAAAGCCGCCGAAGAGCTGGAAAAGAACTATCAAAACGTCACGAAACAGGTATTAGGATCTTTTTCAGATCTGGGCTCAGGTCTCGGAGAGGTAAACACCAGATTCGGCTTTACCGGGGAAAAACTGGAAGACGCGACAGTCCAATTTCAGAAGTTCGCAAAGATCAACAAAAAAGATATCACCGAATCCGTCCGCCTGGTCAGCCGTGCCATGGAAGACGGCGGCATGGAGACGGAAGAATACGGCAATCTTTTGGACCTTCTGGCCAAAGCGGCACAGGCAAGCGGCGTTGAAGTCGATTCGCTGGCTGAAAACGTCGCGAAATACGGCGCGCCCATGCGTGCGCTGGGATTCGATACAAAGGAATCCATAGCACTGTTTGCACAGTGGGAAAAGACCGGCGTCAACACTGAAATCGCTTTTTCTGGAATGAAAAAAGCAATTTCAAACTGGTCGAAAGAAGGAAAAGACGCACGGCAGGAATTCGCGAAAAGCCTGAAGCAGATCGAAGAGACCCCGGACATAGCGGAAGCTACCACAAAGGCGATCGAGATCTTCGGCGCGAAGGCCGGCCCCGATCTGGCCGACGCGATCAAAGGCGGCCGCTTCGCCTACGAGGATTTTCTGGCATTGCTGGAAGACTCACAGGGGACCGTCGAAGAAACCTATGAGGAAACCCTGGACGGCTACGACAAGGTACAGCTGGCGATCCAGAACGCCCGCTCAGAGCTGGGGAACTTCACCGGCGAACTGGTGAAGAAATACCAGCCGCAGATCGAAGACGCGATAGAAAAGGGCGTCCAAGCATTCAAGGACGGCGTCAATTTTGTATTACGGAACAAAGACACTATCCTGTCAGTCATTAAGGCGATCGCTACGGCATTTGTGACTTACAACGCCGTCAGCACTGTGGCCACAGTCTTCGGGGCATTCCAGAAGCTTTTCACACTTATGGAGTCGGGCACCGGCATCGTCACCGCATTGAATACGGCCCTGGGACTGAACCCTTACGCACTGATCGCCGCCGGCATCGTCGCCGCGGGCATAGCGCTGGGCGACTATGTGAGCGATCAGAAGGAAGCCATTGCACAGCAGTACCGGCTGACCGACGCGCAGAAAGAAGTCGTCGACACTTCCGCGGAACTGAAAAAAGAATATGATCAGCTATCAAAAAGCCGCGACGAAGGCGTCAGCAGCACAAGCACAGAATTTGATTATCTGCGCCAGCTCAAAGACGAATATAACAACCTGATCGACTCAAACGGCAAAGTAAAAGAAGGCTATGAAGACCGCGCCGACTTTATCATCACCAGGCTGGCCGAAGCCATGGGAGTCGAGCGCGAAGAGATCGAGAAGAACATAGACAAGAATGGCCAGCTAGGCAAGTCCATCGACGAACTGATGCAGAAGAAGCAGGCCGAGGCGATTCTGGACGCTACAAAGGACGAATACACAGAAGCCATCAAAAAGCGCCAGGAAGCCCTGAACAACTACGCACAGGCGCAGCAGGTCTATGATCAGGCACAGCAGAATTACAACGACACAGTCGCAGACGCCAGCGAAAAGTTTGAATACTATAATCAGCTGATCGCCAATTCTGCCGGCGACCCGTCGCAGTATTACTATCAACAATCACTATTAAATCAAGCAATACAGGAATCAAAAAGCGCCCTGGACGAAGCAAAGCAGGGCGTCGAGAATGCAGAAGCCGCCTATGTTGGATACGGCACGACTATAAAAAACTGGGAAAATCTTTCCCAGGCTGCCGCGTCCGGATCTGACAGCGCGATCGCGCAGGCCCTGACCAACATACAGAACAACTTTATAACCGCGGAAACCGGAACAGAGACATCCCTGCAGAATCAGCTGACAGCCATGCAGCAGAACTATGAAAACATGCGAACGGCTGTAGAACAGGGCATGCCGGGCGTCACCGAAGCGCAGGTTAAGGAAGCCGAAAGCCTGGTTAAAGCCGCGGACAAAGAACTGCAGAAGCTCCAGGGCAAAGCAAAAGAGGACGCAAAGAAGGCGTCAAACAGCTATTCTAACGAGCTGGGAGCCGGCGGAAGCAAAGCGCAGAAGAGTGCACAGAAAGCCGCGGAATCCGGTAACAAGGGATACAGGACCGGCGCACTGAAAGCCAACAAGCCCGGCCAGACTGCGACAGAAAGCTATTCTAAGGGAATGGAGTCGAAGAAGGGCGCCGCACAGACCGCAGGCGATAAAGTCGCAAAAGCGTCCATCGACAAGGCAAAGACCACCGGCAAAGGGATGAACGCCGCCGGCCAGTACACCGGCCTGCAATATGTTGAAGGCGTCAACTCCAAACAGGACGACGCCAGAAGCGCCGGTAAACACGAAGCAGAAAACGCTAAGAGCGGCGCGGAATCCGTAAGCGCAAAGAATTCAGGTAAGAACTTCGGCCAGGGCTTTATTGACGGAATCGGGTCCAAATTGTCAGCGGCATTTGAAAAGGCAAAAGAACTGGCCCGGAAAGCCGTCGAAGGCGTGAAGAAAGGACAACAGGAAGGATCACCGTCAAAGCTGACGAAAAGATCCGGTAAATTCTTCGCGGAAGGCTACATTCTGGGAATAGCATCCCAGGAAAAGAATCTTGTAACTGTCGTCAAGAATTCCGTAAAGACAGCGATCAGCACGCTGAAAAAGGCATCTAACGGGGAATTCTCAAAGGCCGGACAGGAAGCGGCCAACCAGTTCGCAAACACCCTGCAGACGCGGATAAACTATATTATGAACCGCGCGAATTATCTGAATAATTCAGAAATTGCGAAATTTGACAACAAGATCGCGAGCCTGCAGTGGAACAGCACGCAGGCCACCAGCAAACTGCAGGCCACCAGCAACAAAACGATCGCGAAGCTGACAGCGGACAGCAATAAAAAGATCGAGGAACTGCAGACAAAATACGAAAAGACAAAATCAGATTCTGAAAAGAAAAAGCTGAAGAAGCAGATCGACGCCGAAAAGGCCGCACAGAAGAAAGCCATCGAAGCCGAAAAGGCCGCGGCAAAGCAGCGGATCAGCGCCAGCGAAGCAAGCTATAAAGAGCTGATCGCCGCACAGAACAAACAGAAAGAAGCCTACCAGAAAGCCAGCGCTGAAATGCTGACAGAGCTGCAGAACGCAATGAACGCATACCAGCAGCAGGCACAGGCCCTGATCGACGACACGATCAACGGCATAACAACAAAGTACACAGAGCAGTATAACGCGCTGATATCCAAACAGGACAGCCTGATCAGCAAACTGAAATCAGCCGGCAACCTTTTCGACGTATCGTCGGCCGGTATTATGACCGTCAACGACATAAAGCAGCAGACCGCAGACATTAAAGCCTACACAAGTAAGCTGCAGAAGATCAAAGAAAAAGTCAGTGCAGACCTTTTTAATGAGATCACGACATACGACATGAAAGAAGGCAGCGCCTTCATGGACCGGCTTCTGGCCATGTCAGAGTCAGACCTGGCGGCATACACAAAGGCCTACACCGAAAAGATGGAGACCGTCAATAAATCCGCGACGAAGATCTACAAAACTGATTTTGACCAGGTCGCGAAGGATTACAAGGCAGAGATCGACAAGGCTTTTAAGGACCTTCCGAAGGAACTGGAAAAGCTGGGCCAGAACGCCATGAAGTCATTCGTCAATTCGCTGACGACTGACACCGCATACATGTCTGCCAGCATAAAGGAATATGTGGCCACCATGGTCGCAGCATTCAAGAAAGAATTGAAGATCAAAAGCCCGTCGAAAGTCACTGGCCAGATCGGAAGCTACACCGGCGAGGGCTTCGTCGACGGCTTCGCGGACTGGATCCCGGAAGCCGAAAAGACAGCGGGCAAGCTTGCAGAAGCCGCTAAATCACCGATTGACGCGTTACGTGATGCAATTAACCAAAGGATCCCGCAGAACGGCACACAGGGCGCCACGGGAGCCACAGCACCAATTCAAAACGTCACCAACAACTACAATCTGACCCAGAACAACACGTCACCGAAACCGCTGACCGCGCTGGAGACCTACCAGGCACGCCGCCGACAGGTCAACATGGTCAAAGCCCTGACTTCGGTATAACGCAGATCCGTAAAGTGCATCTTTCTGCAAAAGATGCACTAAAACCGGAAAAAGTGACCATTAACTAACAAAAATGACCATTAACTCGTAAAAAATGCGCGTAAACTCGAAAAAAACTCGTTTAAACGCATTGATTAACGCACATAACGCATAAATCAACGCACGCTTAACGCATTAAATGCTTTTGTGTGCGTTGAGCACCGGAAAAGGAAGGCGAATGTACACCTTAATCGTACAAAACAAATACGGCCAGCAGCTAGAGCTGACGCACAACCCGGCATATACGGTATACAACATCGAAGGCCTGGACCCGCCGGACGCGCAGATCAATACAACGCATAACGCGGGATATGACGGCAGCGTCTTTAATTCAGCTTATGAAAAAGAGCGCACGATCGTCATAACAATGACCATCGAAAGCCCTGCGGAAACCAACCGCATAGCCCTGTACAGGTACCTTAAAACAAAGTTCCCGGTCCGCGTCTTCTACAAAAACGGCACGCGGGACGTTTTCATTGACGGATTCGTGCAGGCAATGCAGATCGGATTCTTCCAGCGCAAACAGGTGATACAGATCACGATTTTCTGCCCGCATTCTAATTTTTCCGGGACTGTATCCACCGCACAGGATTTTTTCACTGCACAGCCACTTTTCGAATTCCCTTTCGAAATCGAAGAGCCGATAGCATTCAGCGAGATCGTCACCGGCCTGGAGAAGTCCATCATCAACGCCGGCGACGTCGACACCGGCGTCCTGATCACGATCGACGCGATCGGCGAAGTCACAAACCCGAAGATCTACAACGTCGACAACAGCACATTCATGATCATGAACGTCAGCATGGTCGCCGGCGACACGATCACGATAAACACCCGCCAGGGCGAGAAGTCCATCACCATGCGCCGCGCAGGCGTCGAGACCAACCTGATCGGCAGCATGCAGCGGAATTCAGCATGGTTTTCCCTTGTCCCCGGCGACAACATATTTACCACAGCCGCAGACGACGGCGTCGAAAATATGATGGTAACATTCACCGTCGTCGACCAGTACCAGGGCGTGTAAACAATTTATAGAAACCCTATTGCAACTTTATTGCAACTTTGTAGCAACTTGGCATCAAACAAACTCAATTAAGAATCAATCAAACTCAATTAAGCATCAATTAAGCATCAACTAACTGTTGACTAACTGTTGACTAAAACTTGACTAATCGTTGACTAACATTTGACCGTTTTGATTTTGCACATTGCGAAATCAAAAGCGGCAGGGGGCGCAGATGGAAATCTATGCTATGAAAGGCCTGAACGGCGAAGTAAACATAATAGACACATTCCAGTCCGTGATCTGGAATATGCAATTTTTCGACGTGTCAGACTTTGAGCTGGTAGTCCCAGGAACTGCGGACAACTTCGCACTGCTGACAAAGGGCACGCTGCTGGTCCGCAGTACAGACATATCTGTCGACCCCGAAGACCCGACGAAAGCGACCTACAAAAATGTAATGCGGATACAGGACAGGAATCTGACCTTTGACATCGAAGACGGCTGGATCCTGACGCTGACAGGCCCGGGCCTGAAGAAGATCGTCGGCCAGCGCATAGTATGGCAGCAGACGAACCTGTCCGGGACAGTAGAAAACGCGATCAGGCAGGTGATAACAGAAAACATCATTTCGCCTTCAGATCCGGCCCGCGTGATCCCTGACTTCACCCTGGCACCGGCCAAAGGCTACACAGATCAGATCGAAGCACAGCTATTTTCTGAAAATATCGCGGACTGGTTAGTAAACACCTGCGAGCTGTACGGCTACGGCTGGGACGTGTATATAAGCGCAGAGAAATATGTCTTTGAGATCGCAAAAGGCACTGATCGGACATATGACCAGAGCGTAGTTACACCCGTCGTTTTTTCCATGGAATACGACAACATGATCGCCGCGGGCTATCAGGAAATCGCAGAAGAGACCTTTAACGCGGCACTGATCGGCGGCGAAGGCGACGGCACAGACCAGATCACTGAAACCATCGGCACGGCGACCGGAATAGACAGAAGCGAAGGCTACATAGACGCGTCAAGTGTATCGTCGAACGGCGAGATCATCACGCTGGAAACATATAAGCAAATGCTCCAGGCATACGGTGCTTCGGAGATGGTAAAGAAACAGGACAGACAGCAGTTGTCAGGCGAAATAAACCACAACGGCCTGTATAAGCTGAATGAGGATTATTTTCTGGGCGATATCGTCCAGATCCGCAGCCAATACTACGACGCGAAGACGCGGATCATTGAGTTGATTTATTCAGAAGACGAGAACGGAAGCGTGACGCTTCCGACCTTCGGAGCCTGGCAGGAAGACGAATAAACACAAAAATCCGGATCCGCTGAACCGGATCCGGAACGGCACCAAAAACAAAACCATAGCGCACAGCGGAAACGCAGGCGGCAGAGGGCGCCGGGACCGCAGCGCAAAGAGGAAGAAACAGGAATATGGCTATAACCTACGGATTTTTTAACAGCCTGAACCACGACCGCAGATATGACGCGGGACAGATTTCGGAATACTTCGACGGACTCGTTTCCGACGGCGTGTATGAATCTATCGGCGAAGCTCTGCAGGTCCAGGCGGCGACCGGCATGAACGTCAACATACAGACCGGCCGCGCGATCATCGACTGCAGATGGATCAAAAACGACGCCGTCATTACTATGCCGATCACCGCGTCGCACGTAACGCTGGCACGCTACACGGCCATAATGGTCCGCCTGGATTACTCTGCGCGTAATATCTCATTTATAGCGGTAGACGGCACCCCGGCGACATCACCGGAGAAACCAGCACCAACAAACACATCGACAGTTAAGGATCTTGTGCTTGCATATCTGTACATCGCACCCGGCTCCACAGCGATCCCGCAGCGATACATCCAGGACCAGCGCGGCACGGCACTGTGCAGCTGGGTGACAGGCCTGATCAAACAGGTCGACACGTCGCAGCTTTTTGCGCAGTATGCGGACGCATGCCAGCAATTCTATGACGACATGACGGCCGGCTTTGACGCATGGTTCGATGATCTCACGTCAAAGTTAAGTATCAATACATATATTCAGCAATACCGCAAAGACGTGACACTGTCCGGCGGCTCAAATGTCATTACCCTGGACATGGGAAACTACGCCTATGATCAGAGCGACATAATCCATGTTTACATCAACGGACTGATGGCCGTACCAGGAACAGACTACGCGCTGAACACGTCGGCACAGGTCGCAACCGTCACACCGATGGCAGACGCTGCCGGCACGGCCGTGACGATCATCATACTGCGGTCGCGGATCGGCTACTATGTCGCCAGCACTTCAGACGGCTATGTCCTGGAGACCAGCGAAGGCAATGCAATAGAGATCTAATCAAAAGAGGGTAAAAAATGGCTGACGAACTTACAACAAAACGGATCATAAACCTTCCGGCAGAATCCGCACCCGCCGCCGGGGATGTATTCGTCGTAGACAACGAGACAACGGGAACTAAAAAGCTGCCGGTCACAAGCCTGATCGATCCGACGCCAACAGCGGGGAGCGGAAAAGCCGTAAGCAGTGGGGGAGCGTATGATGGTATTGCTGACTTAAAGAATGATTTTACGGAAGTATCTGATGCTCTCAAAGTGAATTCCAGGGTGGTCGGTTTCGGATATGGATACACCAGCCCGTCAACAGGGCAGATTGTTGAGACTTCGCAATGGATCACAGTTGATAAAATGTACCAATTGCCATACAACAGCGTGTTGTCGTGCCCGTCAGATATGCGCATGACAGTTATTTACTTTGATGACCAAGCTGTAATCACCAGTAGTACCACCAATCAGAACCTTATGGTCATCCCGGCAAATCAGAGGTTCAAGGTATCATTTGGCAAGGCCGACCATACTGACATCAGCGCAACGGAAATCGGCAGTCTAATGCGCAAGGTCACGCTTTATAGCGAAGACAGATCGGCATCCTTTGATTTTACCGAAAACAACACGCAGGCCAACATGTCAACGGTGTTCGGCGGCTCGTTCCATCCAGTCATGGAGTCGGGAACAATTGAAACAGACGGAACACTGAATCGGCATACAGGGCGTTGTCGCACATATCATGGTATGACTTACCATGTGTATAAGGGTGATACAATTTCTATCTCCGATACTGATTATGAACTTTTTGTCAGGGTAACGCTTCGAAACGGCACATATTTTTCCAGCAACTGGGTACAAAGCTACATAGTACCAACGGAAGGTGACGCCTATATTATCTGTAGACTGACTTCTACAGGGCGTATGGCAATCGAAAATATCCCGCAGATAGCCGAATCTATTACGATCACAACGTCCGGCGGCATCATCAGCGGTAAGGACACAGACAAGGATTATGCTCGATATGGGGCATATGTAAACGGCGTTTACTCAGAAACAAAGAAACGGATCTGCAATAGTATGATCCTGCATTATGAGTATCCCGTAAGTGTGGAAATTGCATCTGGGTATGAACTGCACATCTCATTTTATGAAGCAGATGGTACCTATATCGATAAAATCTACACGAAGTCCAGATACACAATACCCGCTAACTCTTACTGGACATGGTATTTTCTACTCCTTGATAGTTCGGCAGAGTTTTCCATTCAGATATTCGCTGACCTTGATAATATTCTTACTATTAAGAAACCGCTGCCGAAGGCGGTTAATCAAGCACTCAATTGGAGCACGCTTGGGATTTTTCCCAAAATTGGTGTGCTTGGTGACTCTTTTGCGAGTGGGTCTTTGCACCATCCTGATGATAGTGAATGGACGGGGAACTACGCACTCTCGTGGCCTCAGATTATGGGTAGGTCAATTGGGTCGGAGGTCACAAACTTTAGTAAAGGCGGGTTATCTACGCGCACATGGCTGACGGATCAGAACTATGGACTTCCTGCGCTGCAAGCAGCGGCCCCTAAAAATCTTTATATCATCGCGCTGGGCATTAATGATAATACGGCAATTGAGAATGGTACCATGCAGATGGGTACAATCGCTGACTGTCTGGCCGACTACGCCCAGAATCCTGATACGTTCTATGGTAATTATGGTCGTATTTTGGGAAGTATTGCGGCACACGCTCCGAAGGCCAAGGTCGTACTACTGAGTGTGGCACGATTCAGCGGTCGCGCACGGATGGATGAGCCGATCCGAGAGATTGCAGAACACTTCAATCTTCCGTTTATCTATCTGCCTGATGATCCATTTTTCGTATCAAGGTACTACTACGACGGCATGTTCAGCAATCATCCTCTGTCGTATACATACGGTGGTATGGCTGAGGCAATCAAGCGATTGATTATCTGGGATATGACAGTGAACCCGGATTATTACTCCACATACTATGGAGAAACCTAAGTTTTTATGCTAAGTTTTTATGGCAGCTATGGGAAAATAATTGGAAATATTATAGACCACGCTCCCGATGCAAAAATTGTAATTTTATCTGTAATGCGCCGCAGTGAGCGACAGCTTGACGGAGATATAGAAACGATTGCGGAACATTTCGGGCTGCCGTTTATCAAACTTACAGATGATGACTTTTTTGTATCCGAGTTCTACGCACAAAGTATATATGGCAATCACCCTGTCGCATACGGATATGCAGGAATAGCAGAAGCCGTAAAACGGTTACTATGCAAGTGCATTATGAAAAATACAGACTATTTCAGGACATACTACGGCTGATAAAAGAAACCTTATGACACAGATTATAATCGGGACTACTCCCACTATCACATACACGTTTCATACCGCCTCTATGTCCGACCTACAAAATCTCCGAAACAAACATTAGCCAAAGAAAGGGGACACAAATGTCATCAATCTGGCCAATCCTTTCAACATATACAAAATACGACGGCTCACCCATAGCACACGCCGACGCACTGAAAACCCTGAAATCCCGCGGCTATAAATACGACTCTTCGACGGCCTGGGGCGTCCTGCAGATCATGGCCGTCTTCGCGGAAAACAACGCCCTGGGCCTGATCGGCGGGTTCAACCAGCGGGCAAAGGACCTTAAAGCGGCCGCACAGAAGCTGAAAATCTGGCATGACGGAAGCAAGGGAATCCTTCCGGGCGACATTGTAATCTATGCCGACAAAAGCAGAACACTGACCCGCGCAGAATTCGCGATCGGGGCAAAACTGAACATAAGCGGGGATTATCACGGCGGCACAGGCCGCCGGATCCGCGCCGGCAGCAGAAGGATTGCCGGATACATCCGACCGAAATACGCACCAATGCCGGACATGGACGACCTGCAGATCACGATCGCAGCGGTCGACGTGCTTCTGGACGTCTACGGTACCGGCGACACACGCATTAGTATGCTATGGGCCTTCGGACGAGAAAACGCTTCGCGGATCCAGCAGGAAGTCGACAGGCTGGTGGACGACGAAAACGAAAAGATTTTTTCAATGGCCGTCTATGCGATCGCCGGGCATGCCGGAAAAGACGAATACAGGAAAAAACGCCTTGGGAGCTTCTACGAGAAGACCAGAAAGAAAATAAACGCGATCTATGACCTGCGGGGAAAGACGACCGAACAGGCCGCGGCCGACGTGATCGCCGGCAGGTACCGCAAGAACGAGACCAGAAAACTATTGCTGAAGTTTGCCGGATACGATCCGCAGATAGTCCAGGACGATGTAAACCGGATACAGAAAGCGAAGGAAACCGGACAGCCCGCAGCACAGGCACCAAAAAAGACCGTGGACGGCTGGAAGGCCAACAGCGCCAGCCTGATCTCGATCTTCCGGGACGGCGACAGGCCGAAGAAATCGGTCGACGGACTGCAGGGGGACAGCTTTATTATTAAAGCGGACCAGCAGAACGGGAAAAAGAAAGCAATCATTCTGGACACGGCGCGCTACGGAGCAAAAGCAAAGATCTACAGAGAACTGGAAGACGTCGACGACGCCGTTCTGGTGATCACACACCCGCACAGCGACCACATGGGCCAGACCGCGAACGACCTTGTAAGCGACGGGAAAGTGTCCCGCGTATACCTGCAGGCAAGGACGACAGTCCCGGCGAACTATTTGGAAAGATACGACGCACTGACAAAAGCCTGCGGCAGGGCAAAGATCCCGTTTACACAGCTGCGGCAGGGGGACAGCTTCCATTTCGGCGGCATCACCGCGAAGGTGGTATTTCAGCAGATCAGCACGACCACAGACCCGCTAAACATGCGCAGCCTGTGCCTGCTGTTTGATATCGCAGGCGCGACCTTCCTGGACTGTGGAGACCACCACACCGGGACAAAGGAAAGCCAGCTGGATCCGGAAGAGATCGGACCAGTGACGATATACGACAGCTCACACCATGGACTGTATACCGGCGACAAAGAAAGCTTTATCAAAGCGATCAGGCCGCAGTGGATCATACACAGCGGCTGGAAGTCCTGGCCGCTGGGATCGATCGCGACGGCAGAGGGCGACAAGTCCAAACAGGACCCGAAGACCAGGGCGGCGCAGATCGCCTATCAGAAATACGGGAATCTGATCCCCGGCGACATCTGCGGCCGCACAGAGTTCCGGATCGCCGACGGAATTGTCGACGTGATCCTGGAAAAAAACGCCAGAAAGACCACAGTAAAGTACAAAAAAGACGGCTTTTCGCATAACAAGACAGTAACAACATGCCAAAAGGCAGCATTCCACAAAGTGAAGTCGATGATACCGGCCGGCGCTGAATTTGTATAAAACGAAGGGACAAAAGAAATGAATGTGATCGATATTTTTCCGCAGCTGAACAACCTGAAAGACTTAACATTTATAGGCTGGTGGGTCCTTTTTTTCGGCTTTTCGCTGATACAGATCGCACCGATCAAAATAAACCCATGGTCAACGATCCTTCGGCTGATAGGCAAGGCGCTGACCGGGGACCTGCGCGAAGATCTTAACAGCCTGATCACCGACGTCCGCAGGCAGACGATCCTGACATTTGCCAGGGAATGCCGGCACGAAGTCGAGCACAGCGCAGAAGAATGGAATCATGTCCTGCAGGTCGCGGAAGAATATGAAGCATACTGTACAAAATACAACATCAAGAACGGCCGGATAAAAGAAGACACGAAATTTATTAGAGGTCTGTATCAGGAAATGTCGAGAGCGCACAAAATCAAATAGAAAGGGCAAAACATGACACCTGAAAAACTGGAGCTTATAAGCACACTAATTAAAGCGGCTATGATGATCGTCACCATATTTGTAGCGCCGGCCCTGCGGTCCTGGCTGAAGGCGCACGCCGACGAAAAAGCCGTTAAGACTATGACACAGTGGGCGGATATCGCCGTAAAGGCTGCCGAACAGCTCAAAAACGCCATGGACTTGCAGGATCCTGACGGAGAAAAGAGGAAAGCCTGGGCGCGCTTACTGATCGATCAGGCCGCCGAAAAAGCGAATATCAAACTGACAGATAACGAGATAAACATGCTGATCGAAGCGGCCGTAATGGATAATAATGATTGGTGGCATGAAAAAGTGAAAATAGCGAAAGCAGAAGAGGACTAAAGTATGCAGTTATGGCTTCCGGATGTATCATATTATCAGGGTAAAGTAGACTGGGAAAAGCTGAAGGGCAAGATCCCCGGCGCAATCGCGCGCACCGGCTACGGCGACGACATTAAAAGCCAGGACGACATTTATGCAACGTATAACCTGAAAGAATGCAATCGCCTGGGTATTCCCGTAGCGGCCTACCTGTACAGCTATGCGGATTCTGACGCGCACATGTATAGCGAGATCGCACACGAAAAGCGCGTAACAAAAGGCTACAATGTCGTCGCGCATATCCTGGACATTGAAGAGTGGAAAAATCTGAAATATGTAAAACGTGCCTGTAAGCTGTGGCTGGAAGCATTCCCGGACAACGGCATAATCTACGCAGGCCGGGCATACTGGAACGGTCCCATGAAGGGGCTGCAGTGCCTTCGCTGGGTGCCGGCATACGGCACAAACAACGGCAAACGTCAAAAAGAATTTGAACCTGAAATTGAAAAAGTCGGCTGGCAGTTCACAAGTCGCTACCATCTCCAGGGCATAAACGGAAACGTCGACATGTCCGAGTGGTACGGGTTCCCGTTTGCGGATGTAGAGCCGATCGAGATCAAACAGACCCGCCGGATCGTCACGAAGAAGGAAGTCGCCGCGCTGATCATGAAACACTACTGTGTCCACAACAGACACGGGTACACCCAGAACATGGACGACCGCACCGGCGGCAAAGACACCGAAACGATTGACATTTACGGCAAAAAGTACACGATCCACGCCGGCGACTTCGATTGCTCTGCCGCGATAATCGAATCGTATGAAGCGGCCGGAATATCCTGCGGCGGCGCGACATACACCGGCAACATGCGCGAACGCATGGTCAGAAGCAAGAATTTTGCATGGCGATCCATGAAATTTATCGCGCAGATGGGCGACACATATCTGAACGAAGACCATCACACGGCCATGTGCCTGTCAGCTGATCCGGACGTTTTAATGCAGTTTTCGATAAACGAGAAGGGGACGGCCACCGGCGGAAAGCCCGGCGACCAGCTCCAGAAAGGCGAATATGATCAGGCCTATGGCCGCGGCGAAAGCCATTTAAGACTGTATTACGATTATCCCTGGGACGGGATCCTGCAGTGTATCAACGAAGAGATCGCCTTTATTATCGAAGCCGACGGGACGATCACAGAATCGTCTTCAGATGATGGATTTACGGCAGGGGGTGACAAAGAAGTGGAAATAGTGAAACCTGAAAAAACAGACACAGATCTGGCTGTCGAAGTGATCTTTGACGTCCATGGATCCGGCGACGATCGCCGGAAGGCCCTGGGCGGAAGGTTCGACGCAGTCCAGGCCGAAGTACAAAGACTGTGGAATTCCCAACATGAACGAACGCAGGCCGAAGAAGCATATTTTAAAAAGTTCGGATGCAAGACACTGATCAGAGCATAGAGACACGGACGCGTCTGGTCTATGCAGATAAACCCCGCGACAAGCGAAGGCTGCCGCGGGGTTATTTTTAATTTTGTTAGAAAATAAATCGTAAAAGACACGTAATATACAAAACAAATAAAAAACAGCATAAATACCGAAAATTTGCCTTATAAAGTTCTTAAAATCAAAAGCTTGACAGCCTTATTCTGTGCGGAATTAATGCGAGTTAGAACGAGATAAATTTAAATCGTAATATACGAGTAATCTACACGTAATATACTACGGCTTTATCTTCAGGATCTCCGAAACCAGCGCTTCAGGGGCGACATGTGTATAGACGCCGTCGGTGACGTCGCGCTGTTTGTGCCCTAAAATGAGCTTGCGACGGTTCAGCGGGATCTTGGCGTCTTCCATCAATGTCGCGCATGTATGCCGGCCGTCGTCCGGCAGATGATCCATACCTATCGCATGCATGTAAGGCGTCCAGATCCGCGTGCGGAAGGCTCCCAGGGAAAGCGGACGGAACAGGTGCCCGTCACGGGACTGCTGCAGGCGTGCGCGGATGATCGGAATGATATCATCATGCAGGGGGATCGCCCTGTGCTTTCCGGCTGACGTCTTCAGGCCGGCGATCACATACTTGCGTGTCAGATCTTCGTCGGAGAATTCAGCCTGCAGCAGCTCCGACGGCCGCATGCCTGTATAGATCGTGATCAGGGCGAACTGTGCGCCGTCGACGCCGCGATCTCTCCATAGCCTGGCGATTTCGTCGTGTGTAAAAGGGTGATGTATTTGTTCACTGTCGCGGTAATTGCCGGTCAGATACTTGGCAAAATCTGCGGTTATGTAATCGTTTTTTATGGCATAAGCGGACACTTCGCGGCAGACGGTCAGCATGTTGTAAACCGAAGACATGGACAGATCGCTGTGTGAATTAATGATTTCCTGCAGATCCGAATGCCCGACATTGCAGATCTTCATCTGGTGGACTTCGCTGAATTTCTTGAAGGCTGCCATGTAGGACCCGCGAAGGCTGCCCTTCAGGCCTTTCCGGCCGTTTTCCCTCTCCGAGACCCACATATAAAAGACATCGGAAAAAGTAGGAATGTCGGAAAGCGCGACGTGTTCCCGGACCTTTTTCCCAGAATTGTAATCTGCCAGATACCGGACAGCGTCGGCACGCTTTTCGAAATATTCCAGGTATTTATATTGCTGGACGGCGTGCGGCTGGTCTTCAGGCCCGGCCAGCTTAAAGCCGATCGTGATCCGGACCGCGTAGGGCTTCCGGCGCTTGCCGGATAATTTAATAACAGAGCCATATCCGTTCGGGAGTCGGAGCGCCATAATAAAAATCCTTTCAGGGTATAGAAAACAAAGCCCTGAAAGGATATAATAGCTTTACATGCAAGAGGCCTTTCCTTTCAGGGAGACCAATAAGGGCCATATCCCACCATGCGGCAACATGGTGGGATTTTTTATTTAGTATCTGCGCGCATGTTCCACAATGCCGCGGCTTCTTCCGGCGTCTTGCATGCCTTTGTCATGACGCAACAATCAGTACATTCTGCACGGTATCCGCCATAAACATGATTTTTGTCGAATGGATTGTTAATGTATCGCACCTGTGTCCATTTGCTTCCGCAGAATGGGCATTTTTTTAATTTGATTTTACTTGTATCAATATTCATGTTCATTGTGCAATGTCTCCATATTCTTCTTTGGGCATGAAGATCAATGTCTCGCCTTCTTCAGTTTCGATAAAGTAGGCTTCAATGTCATCTATATAGCAGTCCTTTATTTTAATGCCATAACGCTGGCTGAATAGTTGCTTTGCTTCTTCGATTGTCATCATTTCCCCTTTCTGTGCCTGATTACATAGCCTGTGAAGCTCCGGATTCGTCCGCATGTGCTTCTTCTTCAGAAAGCTGCCGATCAAGATCATCGTGCAGCTTTTTTCTTTGGTCTATATCTTCCTGATCTGTAATTGAATCTATGAAGTTTTCTAACGCAATCCAACCGTGATCGTCCAGGCCAGCCAGCGCAGTGACGAACCGACGCCGGAAGGCTTCCGGATGATCGCGCATAATATCGTCGACCATTTGCTGTATTTGTTCGGCGCGCGTGATTTCAACGAACTGCGGACCTTCACCAGTGCGCAGCCATTCCTCATTAACGCCGAATTCGCGGCAAATTGAAGTGATTACTGCGTCGAGCGGCTGACGCAGCCCTTTCTCATAGTTTGCTATAGAAGTCTGACGCAGGCCAATACGCGCACCAAATTCAGACTGATTAAGACCTAAAGCCAAACGTAATTCTCTAATTCTTTCATTCATTGCTTTGTCCACCTTTCATAACAAATATACAACAAACAGTAAAATATTTCAATGTGATATTTTAATATTGACATATTAGAGCCGTCGTGATATTTTAGAATCACGTTGAAATAAACAGGCACAAGCAAAAACAGAAAGGGGATTTAAAAATGGCAAGGTGGTACGCAGTACAGAAAGAAACAACGGACGCCTGGGACTACGGCTGGGACTACGGAAGTCATGACTATGCGGAAGCGGTCGAAATGCTGAAGAAGCAGGGGGCCGGCCTGATCGCCGTGATCGAAGAAAATACGGGCGTATGTGTTGAAGAAATTAAATTCGAAGATCTGTTTGACGGCTGCCCGTTTCACTGATCGGAAAGGGGTGGAGATGGACGCGATTTTTAAGATCACATACTTCGACGTAAAGGACGGCAAGGAACACGAACATGAAATTAAGTACACAGGCCCTGAAATGTCGACGCCTGACACTTGGATGATGGGAACAGCCGCCGCACTGGGATGGTGCAAAGAAAACAATGTGTGCCTGATCAGCATCACAAACATCTGTATGTAAGGGGAAAACAATGGTATTCAAGACATTCAAAAATGACAAAGAGCGCAAGGCCTTCCTGGACGATTACAGGAATACAAAAAATGGCTGGTATTTATGGACCTATGAAAATGCGCTGGAAAGACGCTGGTGGCGTAATGACATGACCGAAGGCATTTCGTTCATCGTCGAAGAAGACAACTTATATTTTGCATACCCGCAGCGTCATGACGAATGGACGCCGCAGCAGTGGTATATCACCGATCAGCGGATCGCGCAGTATGCATGTGGTGATGAAAAGCCGCATTTCGGCAACTACAGAGCCAGCAAGTCGCAGGCCATGGAATACCTGAAGAAGATCGAGAAAGGAATCATTTAAATGACAAAGATAACACTAGAAGACGAAAACAAAACGATCATAAACGAATGCGAGTGTGCTTTTGCATGCCTGATAGGACCAGCCGGCGCGCCGGAAGCATCAGAAGAAGTAAATTATGCAAAGGCTTGTATGTTGGGAGAAACCAACATGCAGGATCTGGCCAGGGCAGTCGCAAAATGTGTAATAGACGTATTTGACCATATGAGCGGCGGGGACGAAGACGTGAAAAACATGGCAATATATGAGCTTCTTTCTGTGATAGACGAAGAAACGAAAAAAGACGAAAATCCGGCGAAATACGTACATTCTCCGGAGCTTCCGACGAAAAAGGGATGGGGATGATTTAAAACCGTGGATTAGCTCAGTAGGTCAGAGCGGCGGCCTTATAAGCCGCGTGTCCTGGGTTCGACTCCCAGATCCACGACTATGACACCCGCAGGGCGGACAGGAAAACCTGCAGGCTGTCAAATCAAAAGAAAGGAGAAAAGGACATTGAACGGCGATCCTGTATGTCGAGTGATAAGTCTTTTCCATTGGGGCTACATTACGATATTCACGGGAGAAACCGAAGACGCCGATGATATGTATAAACCAGACTACACATATCAGATAAAAGCGTCTTTACATCCCGAGTAGCTGCAGCCGGATCCGGAAGACCCAGAAAGAGAAAAACGAGAAAACACAGAACAATGGATACAGCTGGCGATCCCGGTGACGGCGGAAAAAGACGAAAAGATAAAGCTGCAGATTGTTGATTTAAAAGGTTGTGCGGTAGCTCAGAGGAAAGAGCGGGGTCCATAAGACCTGAGCGCGGGTTCGACTCCCGCCCGCACAATTTCCGGGACCTATGCCCGGGTGTTTTTTCAAGCGGCCGGCGTTTTGTTGCGGTAGCAACGCCGCCAATCATCACCTACCGACAAATGAACCGCAACAGCGGCACGGCTAAAGTGCATAACCGACTGTATGCGCGCAAACACCCTGCGCGCATTCCGGGGGCTTGGTGTAATGGGTAACACACTGGTTTTTAAACGGGTTTTACAGGTCGCAGGGTTCGAATCCCGCAGCCCCCGCTTAGATGCATAAACAGCACGAAAGCATAGAAAGAAGGTGAGCAGAAAATTGATAGAGAAGGAAGACATGGAAAGAGTGATTGAAAAGGCAAAAAATCCGAAGGTAGCGGAAGCCGCGGCGATCTTCGCCAGCGGATACTCTTCCGGCTATGATGCGGGCATAGCTGCCGGATCAGAAGAAAAGGAAGACAAAGACGTAAAACCGGCATGACCGGGAAAGGGAACAAATGGACAGAGGGGAATGGATAACAAAGTGGGTAAAAGCAGAACACACAGGCCGGAAGTTCCGCGCAGTGTTTAAATGCGGCGTGTGCGGACATGTAACGGAGACAGCGACGGATTTCTGTGCGAACTGCGGGGACGCGAAGAACGGCAAGAAGATGATCAGCCAGCAGCAGGCCGTGAAAGAGATCCGGAAGATGATGGACATGGACGGCTTCCGGGACGGCGACGCAGTAAGCCGCAGGGCCGTGATCGCGATCATCGAAGCAATTTAGAAAGGGGGACACATGAAGCTGATTAATGCGGACGAATTTCTGCAGAAACTGCAAGACTACGCGATAACAGACGCAGACAGGGAATTCTGCAGAAAAGTAAAATTTGCACTGACGACAGAGCCGCCGGTCGACGCGATCCCGATCGAGTACCTGAACACGCTGGCGGCAAACCGGCCGGGAATGATATCGGCGACAATCAGCCTGATCAAAGACAAATGGGAAAAAGAAGGGGAAAAGGATGGACAAGTCAAGAGTGAGCATAACGGAAGCAGCCAGGGAGCTGAAAATGTCGCCGCAGACCGTCCGCCTTTTAATGGCGTCGGGACAGCTCCGGATCGGAGACTGCGCACGGCGGAAGGGCTGCAGCCGGACGGCGTATTTTGTATATCGAAAACTGCTGGACGAGGAAAAAGCACGGCGCGGGATCGCATAACCGAAGCCGTCCGCAGGATCGACAACCTGATCGACACAGCGGAGCCGATCGAAGAGATTGACGACATTTGCAGGAAAACTGACGCGATCGGGGAATTCACACAGCTGATCACAGAAAACGTGATAGATCAGAACTATTCGACAGTGAAAGCACTTGTAGAAGGCTGTGAAATGTTCGCGGAACGCGCAGGACAGTCTGCAGAAGGCACGGGCATCGTCCTGCGCAGGATCATGAAGCAGGTCGGAGAGATCCGCACAGCGCTGACCATGCCGGAAAAGGAAGGCTGAAGATGGCCAGAAGGAAGAACCCGGTATTAGAAGCAGACAAAGCACTGCAGAAGGAAGGCGAGAAGCAGGCCCTGCTGATCCATGGCGCGGCCGCGATCGCAATGTTCCGTCACTGGGGATGGAGAAAAAACAGGATCATGGACATGCTGGACAAAGTGGAAGAAGTCTGGAACGAATGCGCGAAGGACATCGATCACAGCATGATCGAGATGTGCGAGACGGAAACCGGCATTGAAATACAGTGCGGAGATGGCAAAAACTGGAAGGACCTGCATTATCTCAATCATAAAGTAGACCCTGGGAGAATGACACCGGCGAAATGGATATACATGCGCCGGCAACAAATGAAATGGATGGCGCCGCAGGTCGTCGCCGGGATCCTGCTGGCGCTACACAGGAAATGCGGCTTCGGCTATGAACGATGTGCCCGCGTATATGCGCAGATCTGCGAGATACAGCAGGAATTTAACCAGGACCCGCAGAAGGTCGCGGCCGCGTGCCTGGAAGAGACAGACGTACTGATCCGCGACAAGCTTAGAAGAAAGTAGAGGGCAAAAGATGAAAATAGGATGCACCGCAGTAGCGATTATTATGACGCTTTTTTTGACTGTAAGCGCGCAATGCGCAGAAACGACGGGGATGTACTCCCAGAATGGAAACGGCGACATATACATCACACAAACAGGATGGACAGCGGTAAACGGCGCGATCTATTACGTACACGCCACAAAAAGCCAGATGTATGACCGACATGAAGCATGCAGGAACACATTCCGCTGGCGGGGCGACAAACTCTATTACTTCGGCAATGACGGCCGCATGATCACAAGAAATACAAGGTACATCAAACTTAACAGTGATAATTCTGTGAAATACATCTACACAGCCGGCACCGGCCGCAGGGAACGCTACAACCCCGCGCGCAAACGATACCAGGAAAAGCGCCGCGGTAAGTGGCACGACACAGGGAACCAGACTAATATCTGGTGGCGCTGCGACTTTCAGCCGTAACCATGAACGCGATCCTAAACAATTAGCATAACAGAAAGGAACGGCGCCCCGGCCGGGTAATGGCTATAGCGGCTCCTGGATTTAAAAGTGGACTACAAAAAATTTCTAATGACAAAAATGGAAATCGCAAAAGACAGCGGTTTTGAGGTGGATAAATCAGAGATCAATCCGGCATTGAAACCTCACCAGAGGGATGCAGTGCAGTGGGCGCTGCGTGGTGGACGCCGGGCACTGTTTGAATCTTTCGGATTAGGAAAGACGATACAGGAACTTGAGTTTTGCCATCAGTGCATAAAACACGATGGGGGGAAGGCACTGATCGTCTTGCCACTGGGAGTAAAGCAAGAATTCACCAGGGACGCGGTTGAGATTCTCGGATACGAGGCTCCTGAATACGTCCGCACCATGGATGAGGTGAGAACTTCTAAAACACAGATCGTACTTTCAAATTACGAGAGAGTGCGGGACGGAGACATAAACCCGACATATTTTACAGCCGCGTCGCTTGATGAAGCGTCGGTGCTCAGGTCATTCGGTTCTAAGACTTATCAGACGTTTTTGGACAAATTCAAAGGTGTGAAATACAAACTCGTTGCCACGGCGACACCATCGCCGAACAGGTACAAAGAGTTGATCCATTATGCCGGATATCTGGAGGTAATGGACACGGGGCAGGCGCTCACGAGGTTCTTTCAGAGAGATTCAACAAAAGCTAATAACCTGACACTGTACCCCAACATGGAAGATGAATTCTGGTTATGGATTTCATCATGGGCCCTGTTCATCACAAAGCCGTCTGATCTCAACCCGGAATATTCCGACGAAGGATATATATTGCCGCCTTTACAGGTGAACTGGCATGAGCTGCCGATCGAATACGGAAAAGCCATGGACAAGAATGGACAGATTATGTTGTTCGAACAGGCGGCAGCAGGCTTAAAAGAAGCCGCGCATGTTAAAAAGGACACGATCGGAGATAGAGTCAGAAAAGCGGCAGAGATCATCAGAGAATCGCCGGAAGATCATTTCGTGATATGGCATGATCGGGAAGCTGAACGGGAAGAGATCAAAAGACAGGTTCCTGGAACGGTCGACATATACGGGAGCATGGATTATGACGA